TATTATATAATGAATATGCTAAATCAAATGACGTTGGATGAAAAAGAAAGATTAAAGAGTGGCGATTTTAATGAATTATGGAGATCAATATGGGAACATACTACAGCCGTTTTTCATTCACCGCATCTAAATTCGCAAAATGGGCAGCAAAATAAAAAGAGTCATATATACTCACAATATCAATCCGAAGAAACTTCATCGAGAGAAAAATACAATTATTTATTCAAAGGTGTTAATACAAAATATGGGTTTTACACATTGAACGATTTGATTGAAGAAAGTAATCAAATAACCCAATGGACCGAAACCGAATGGGGGTTTCCAAAGGGCAGGCGAAACCACCAAGAAAATGATTTTGATTGTGCTATGCGCGAATTTACCGAAGAAACAGGGTATTCTACGGATTATCTGCATAATATGCAAAACATACTACCCTACGAAGAAATTTTTACTGGATCAAACTACAAATCATACAAACATAAGTATTTTATCATGTGTGCGGCTATGGAAGATAAAAAAAATAGCGCGGCAAATAATTACGATCGTTCAGAAGTAAGTAAATTAGAATGGAAAACATATGAAGAATGTATGCGCGATATTAGACCTTATAATTTAGAAAAAAAGAGGCTGATTACAAATGTGAATGAGGCCCTAACGCGATATCAATTATATTTACAATAATATCTATAATTATATCAGATAACCATATATAATATCCCCTAATTGCAGTAATATGGTAAAAAAACAAAAAGGAGGAGCATCGGTCACAGATGAACCTTTTTATGAAAAAATGGTGGATGCTATTCGAAATGGACTCGATCATTTCTACACAGATAAAATGGCACAAAAATCTCTAATAAAATATTCCATCATTTCGCTCATATTTATTATTGTTTGTATCATCATCGGACGCATTATAAGCAACACCGGATCAGCCTCCTACAATATACAGAAATATTTTTTCATTTATACGATTCCGTTAGTTGTCATTTTTGCATTATTGATTTTTTCAGATCGCGGTGGAGGTGTTGCTGGATTACTTACATTGCTCAAACTTATTGGTGGGTTTGTATTAATCGGTTTGGCTGTATATTTATTTTCACAAACAACCGGTCCAGATATCGTCTCGGGATATGCAAAATATACACTTTTGGTTTTGATTGTTTTAATCGGTCTAGGCATTTTTTACAATAAATTTATAGGCGTTTTAAGGGGTATCGCAGAAACCGACACATGGACGGGATTTTTCGTTCAATTATTGTTTTACATACCTTGTACCCTGTACGATTTATTAATGTATATCATAGATGATGGAAAAACCACTCCATCGAGTATTTATATTTTAATGGTTCTAGAAATCATTTTGATCATGGTTTATCTATATTTACCCAATATGGTGAATTATGTGACCGGATTAAAAAAGGGTGAAGGAAAGCAATTATTATCTGGCGTCTATTTTTTAAATCAGGGTTCCAGACCGATTCTTACGAGTGACGATTTACGAATTACGGCGACGGATGATGAAATTGCCAAGGGGTCGTCGGCGACCATTTTTCGTAGAAATTATGCCATTTCCATGTGGATTTATATCAACGCACATAGTCCATCGTCGAAAGCATATCAGAAAGAGACGGAAATATTTTCGTATGGATACGCGGATGCGAGTGGCGTGCAACATGTAAAACCTATGATTCGATATTATGGTGGTGGTAATTATACAGATCAACCGATTGAACGCAATAAATTAGTGTTTTATTTTGCGCATTATCCACCTAAGACACAATATGAGTCGGATGACCATACTTTTTATGATGTAACGATCCCTACACAAAAATGGAATCAGATCGTATTGAATTATCGAGAAAACGACGTGGATCTCTATATAAATGGATCTTTAGAAAGAACCTTCCATATGGGTGTTTCCTTACCCCTTTATAGCGATTTAGACAATATTAAAGTGGGGTCGGACGATGGTTTAGACGGAGGTATTTGTAATATAGCCTACTATGAACATCCTTTGACGAAAGACCAAATCGTGTTTTCATATAATGCATATGCAGAAATGAATCCACCCGCACCGCGAACGGCGGAAAAAACGCCTTGGGAAAAAATGCTGGTTGAGCTCGTCATTGGGTAAAATCATAAATCTACAATATAATTATAGGTAATTATATTATATAGTATATAGCAACCATGAATTATGCGGTCATCATATTGGCGATTATTGTCATCATTTTAATATATGTTCTTTACGTATATTTTGTCAGCAAATCGAGTGTTATTTCTCAAGCAGCGAATCTAAACGGTCAGAATCCGCCAGTAACCAATATTGTGAGTGGTCAATCTACACGATATGCTTATGGTATTTGGGTTTATGTAAATACATGGAATGATGCACCCAAGAATATTTTTACACTTCCCGGAACTATTTCGCTTGATTTGGCGGCAAATACACCAACATTATCATGTACAATTCAACAAACTCCTACATCGGCAGTCCAACCGATTATTATTACCAATAATTTCCCTATTCAAACTTGGGTGTATATTATAATCAGTTCTGATGGAACCGTTGTCGATTTCTACTTGAACGGTAAATTGGTGAATTCCAACAAATTGCCTGGATCACCGAATCAGCCCAAAGCAGGAACACCTATTACCTATGGATCCGGATGGGATTGTTATGTCGCCGGATTTAGAAACTGGACCGGACCCATTGGCCCCCAAGAGGCATGGGATACCTATTTGAAAGGTCACGGAAATGCCGTGTCTAGTTTCTTTTCACAATACGGAGTCAATATTTCAGTTACCAAGGATAATGTGGTTCAATCTACTTATTCATTTTAGGAATGATAAAAATTATATTACAATATTATAAGAGTATAGTATAACACTAGTATTATAATATTGTAAATGGATCAATATAATGCACAAGCACAACCAGCAGGCGAAGGGTTATCCGAACAATTTAAAAGTGGAGTTGCTGGCATATCATCCGGTGTTAAAAATGCATATGAATCGGTTACCGATGGTATAGCTGAAGGTGCGGACTATGTAAAAGGGTCTATTGATAGTTTTGGACAACCGTCCCTCGAAAATGGAAGCGAACCCAGTTTTTTAGAAGCCAATACATTGGTGGCAAAGTTCGCCTTTTTAGTTTTGGTTCTCATTGCATTTTTCTTTTTGGTGGATTTAGGAATAAAAATTATCGGTTATTTTTCACAACCGAAAAGCAATCCCTATTTGATTTCCGGAACAGTGAATGGCGCAAGTGATATTGTTATATCGCAAAACCCAAAAAATACAAACAGTATTCCCATCCTACGATCCAATAACCAATCCGGGGGAATGGAATTTACATGGTCTGTTTGGCTGTTTGTGAATGATATCAATGCAAATCATGTCCCACGATATCAAAATGTGTTTAACAAAGGAAATGGCGTCTATGATGCCAGCGGTATCGCTACTGTATTGAATGGACCTGGACTTTATATTGATAATGTGAAAAACCAGTTGGTAGTCGTCATGAACACGGTGGATCCCAATCGTCCATACGAAATATTAGAAATACACGATATTCCTTTGAGAAAATGGTTCCATTGTACCATTCGTTTAACCAATACTGTACTCGATGTTTATATCAACGGTGCAATTGCTGGCCGAACAACATTCCAAGATGTTCCCAAACAGAATTATGAGGATGTTTTTGTTTGTAAAAATGGCGGTTTCAATGGAAATCTCGCGGATTTACGATATTTCAATCGTTCTCTCAGTGTTTTTGAAATCAATAATATCGTGGTTTGGGGATTTAACCAAAAAGCCGCCAGTAATGTTGGATCGGCCGATGCTGCCGGATTCCCATACTATTTATCGAATCTTTGGTATAACCCGAATTATTAGGGGAGGACTAGGAGGATGGTAAAATCTGGGGAATAGACATTATTTTATCATCGATGTATAGAGGATAAAATAATGACAACACAAAATGTTGCATTGAATCAATATTGTCTAGCACTCGATCAACGGAATTTATTTGTAAAACTCATGTCCGGATTAAATCCATCAGGACAGCGTGTCCGACAAGAATTAGATTTTAATGCGGGCGGAAATCTCATTCAAAACCAATTGCAAATGCGTAGAAAAGCGGAAGTTTTACAATACAGATACAGACATCAAACAAATTATTCGAGTACTAGTAAAACAAATTATAATCGTTTGGCTAAGAATTTACGAGGAGTTTCCAGACGATCCTGCCCAGATTCAGGTGTTATTTGTAATTCATCTTCCGCGGCGGGAGTTCCAGGAAGACCGGTTACATTATGTTATGATCCAAGCGTCCCTTATACAAAACTGAATATGCTGAATTATAATAATCCACAATCAATCCCCCCATATAATTCCTACGATTTAGTAAATGGATTACCATATATTCCATTTCCTATGAATAATATTAGGGATCCGAGTAATAACACAACAATCGCACATCTGGTTATTTTAAATGGCATATCAAAACCGTCTTCTACCATTAATGTAACAGTTCCAATATCTTATTCGGTGAATATAAGTGGTAATTATCAATATACAATACAATTATTCTATAGTACATTGTTAATATCCAGTCAAACCAATACTATCACAAACAATAATATTAATAATAATATTATTAGTGTTACATTTCCAAATATTAGTACAAAACCGCAAGATGTTTATACAATTAAAATGAGTATAAGTCCTACTATTACAATACCATTTACATACAATTCGCCACCTAATCTATTCATTTGTACTGTCACTTGATGCAACATTGTCCTCATTCAATTTCGTTTCTTGGTCCAAGAAATACTGAATATTGGCCACCTTAAATTCACGTTCCAAAACCTTTTTAACCTCCCTGGGCAACAGTGGTGAAACATAGGATCCGCCACGGGTTTCATCAATACCAAACATTTGCATGAAAACCTTTACATTTTTATCAACGTCGTGTAAATCTATATTTTCCATTACATAAACTACTTTGACGGGTTTATGCAATTGGGCGAATTCATATAGTTTCTCACAATCTGACAAAATTTGGTCAAAAGATCTCTTGAACGATCCATGTAAAAGCATTTTATCATTTTCCAGGGACACATAGTATAAATATAGTGTTCTATTAGAAGGGTCTGGATGATAAGGATCCGCAACTGTTTTATCAAATGAATCCGGTATAGAAGATTCTAAAATAGAACACGCATTTTTGAAAAGTTGCGATTTTATTTCATTGGTGGGTTGTGTTTGATACTGTTTCATTTGAGCCATATATTCATTAATTGCCGCCATATCTGACGCAAGATCTTCTTCGTTATATTGTCCTAAAAGTTGTTTCAGCATTTCGACATCCAAGGTTGTTGAATGGACTTCCTCCTCCTCCTCTTCGAAGAACTTATTCGATTTAGATTCCTCAGTAGGGACACTAAGATTCACATTCGTCGAATCGAGTTCGCTTTTTCTAGGGTCATATACATTATCAGTTTTTACTGTAAAACATCCACATTTATCGTTTTCTGACATTCTTTATAGTATAAAATGCGGCATTGTCTTTATTATTTATTCATGGATTTATATATTTTTATAACCTCGTTCGTGGAACCCCTCGCTG